CGCTTATTGCTTTCGTGACCAACGATGGGGCTGCGTGGGTTTAGCGTAAGCTAACAACCCATGGCAACATTACCTAAAAGTCTGAGGTATCGGGGAGCCATTTATCAGCAGGTTCGCGCTGCGGACGCGGAAACTGCTGATGAGGGTGGCCTTGTTGACCAGGTGGAAGACGAGGTCGAAAAAGCTGTTGCTGCACTTGGCGGACGTCGTACGGGCCAGAAGATCGGTGGTCCCGACAAGCTACGCGATGGTGGCGAGCCTTGGTCGACTGAGGTTGTCGTCAAGGTATCCAAGCTGCAACCCGAGACTGATTTGGCGACGGCTTTCCCTTTCAGCACCATTGAGTGGTGTGGTTGGGTGGAGGCTCGTTTAGTAGAAGGCAAACTACAACTGTCTGCTACCGGAACCCTAGCTCTGGACGGTTTGTGTTTTGACGACCAGGCGCGCATCTTGAGTAGGGATGATGTGGTTGTGGGTGAGTGGGATGGTTCGGAGTGGACCTGGCGTCGTGACGTGCGAAGCTGATCTAACATGATCCAAGTACCAGAATTGAAGCCTGTACGCGATTATAGCAACATCCGTAAGGATGCGCTTGGGCCGTTTTTACGTGCGGCTGCTGGAAGCAACGAGGGTCTCGACCAGCGTGCTAAGGATTTCCGTGTGCATGCTGTTCGAGTGCTGGGTCCTGAAACGTTCCAGAAGGATCGAGCGCAGCTTCTCGAAGCGTTGAAAGACGAGGCGCGCAGTTGGGGGTTGCCTTTCCACACGGATCCAGACAAGGTAATCGACTTTGTTGCAGCGAACCCGATTGCTTTACGGCTACCGTTGGGTAAGCTGCTTCATGTGCCTGCAAGTCACGATACAGTCACAGGATTGTTGGCAGACGCTGTCGATTCCGTCGTGGTCCGAGTTGTGTTAAATTCTACCGAGAAGGAAATCCAGCAAGCGCTTCAACGTGCTGCTGGTGTTGGTGGTACAGACAGCCCAGTTTTCCACGCGCTCAGCCCTATAGACTTTGGCAGGTTGAAGAAGTGGCCCTTCGAGGGACTCAACCAACCAACGTTCCACTACTTGGACAAGGTTGTTGAAAATTGGGCAAAGAACGTTCCCAACGTTGAGCGGCTCGTGCCTGATGAGCTTCACTCCTTCATGATCAGCAACGCGCCCCGTACGCAGGATCTGGCACCAGAAGAGAAGTTGGGGCTTCTTAAAAAGTCGGCACTACTGTCCGTATCCAAGATAGCACCTCTGCTGCGGAAAATGAACACAGCGCGTAACAACGTGGGCGACGTTGTCTCTGCAGCGCTGGACACGGCTATTCATGAAAACGCGTTGAAGTGGCTTGAGGAAGTTGGCAGAAGCATCGATTGGAAAGACCGCTTCTCCGGTGAGTTTCAGCAAAGAGGGCTGAGGCGCATCGAGGAGATCGGTGGTAGACCCAGAGGTAACATAGTGCAGTCTCCCTCAAATCAGCCTAGTAGAGACGACGTCGACACAAAAGTACTTAAATGAGTATTTTCAACTACCATAGACGCTTGTTGAGCCCCACTGTGTGGAAGACGGACGAGCTCCGTCCATCACCTCGGGTGCGCAACCAAATCCGTAATCAGATACAGGCGCGGTTTCCAGCAGCGAGTCGGGTGTTCCTAGCTGGAGATTTGGCTGGGCACTACTACGACGAAGTATCGCCACTCGATCTCATCGTCTACGCGCCCAAGGAAAAGGTGGCGCAGTACAAACAAGAATCTCAAGTGGTCAACGGTTACCTGCTCAGCGGAACAGACCACGGCGTTTATTTCCATATCCTGTCCAATACCATCAAACCAGAGCTCCTGGCAGAAAAGTTTGGTCCCATTTTCGACATCGAGATGAACCGCTGGTTTGGAAAGCGTGTGACGGGTAACACAGAGCTCATTCGTCCTGATGCTATCCTACAGCGCATCAAGTGGCGCCTGTACAAAGTCAAGGACTACGACGACGAGCTCTACCCTTACGAGTGGATCGTTCTCTCTGAAGCTGTGCGCCACCTGTCCACAGAAGGTCGTCAGAATCTGAAGGACTCCCTCAGGGAAGTCATTGCGCGATTGAAGCACAACGTCGGAAACGTACTTGCGAGCTACACCGACGCTGCCGTGTGGCGTAGTGCTTCAGCGTTGCAGGAGCTTATTGACGAAGACTCGTACGCGGACGACATCCAAGAGTTTGTCGAAGCCAACAGTATACCTTCTCCTGTTGTTCTAGCAATGATCAACGTGCTACGTTACCAGGACGTGCTCGCTGAAATTGAAGAGGTAGACGAGCAGATAAAAGAACTGGACGAGATTCAGTCACAGGGACGCGGGGTGCAATTACAGTCGATTGCGAGCACGAAGCGAACGTCATCACGTCGGAAACAGGCAGCGAAAGCTGCTTCCGAGTTTGTGTGGCAGCGCCTCGCCAATCTCGTAGACCTTGTCATTATACAAAATGGTGGGTATGGTAACGCGGTGGAGACTGTATTTCAACTCGTGTCACGCGTTCTTGACAAAAGTCGCTACATGAATACAGGTATTCGACGTCGTAAGGTGGCGTTGAGGCTCTACCAAAAATACTACCGGCACATGAAAGACGTGTAAGGAGCACACGATGTACGTAACCAAGCAGACACCAGGATATGCAGCAGTTTCCCTTGAGGGTCCGCGTGATAGTTTGCAGGAGGCACAGGCTTCCCTCAAGCTGGCAGGGTTGACGGTAGACACTGTAGGTCGGAACTCCATCCTGCTTCGGGATGTCCGTGAAGCTTCAATGGGCAACGTTAGTACTATTGCCGAGGCGCACGGGATGCAGGTGGTTGGCGCTTACGGCAAAAAGATGTTCGTCCAGCGAGAGCAGCTGGTTTCTCGTAAGGCGTTCAGGCTCAGCTTGGAACCAGACAAGTGGTACTTCGCGGAGAACCTCGAGGAGACATACCCCTTCATCGTGGTGCGCGATGTTCGTATCGAGAAGACGGGCAACAACGGTGATGAGGACCAGGTACTCGAGCTCGAGTTCTACGGTCCAGATCACGCGATGCCCATCCACCAGCTGGTCACCTCTCGTGAAGCTGCTCAGTACGGTATGCGCCCTGCTACTGAAGATGACTTCGAGAAGATGGACATGATCGTTCCTGTCTCCGAGCTCTCCACGTTGCAGCTTCCCGGTAGCGACAGCCATGGTATTCCAGACGATATCATTCAGGTGGACGAGACGCCCAACCCCTCTCCCAGCCAACTGCCGAGCCAGGTTTAACATGGGATGCGATCTGTGTAATAACTTCCCTACTAGAGCGCTCCGTCAGCTTAACGACGACATCGAGGGTGGGGAGTTATCAGTAGCAGAGCTCGCAGAGAAGCACTATGTAAGTGTACCAATGCTCAACGAACACATTCAAAAATGTGTAAGCGTCATGAACAACGTAGGGCACGAGCTCTTGCACGAGCTTCTGGGTGAGATTAGGCGGGTGGCTGAAGATCGAAAAGCTCAGTACGAGTACGACCCTGACGCTAACGCTCAAGGGATGACTCACTACGTCAACCTGATGCGGGAGGCACGTGAACTCGTAGTAGCGATGGAGCGGATTCGTCCTTCAGACGAGCTCACTGAGGACGTCGTAGAAAAGATTCTTTCTCCACTTGTCCGTCAGACGATACTGCTAATAGCTGAGGAGGCCAAAAAGCTTCGTGAGGAGTTAGCAATGGTTATCGACGAAACGCAGTATCAGGCGATGGACAAAGCCGTGAAGCGCATGCTAGAACGTTTTGGTGCTCGACTTGAGACCGAGACCGAGAGCCTAGTAGAGCGCCTGCAGAAACTGCTAGCTTCTCCAATAAAGCGTAAACCTTCAAAAAAATCCGCCGACTCAAACCCTTCGCAGGATCCCAGCCTCCACTAGTCTTTCCTTTCCAAGGATATGAGATGATCGACGTAAGTCGAGACAATTGCGGTCGAAAATGCAACTTCGTCTTTACTTTTCTGGATTGTTTTCCTGAAAAGTTGCCCACGGCTTGTAAATTAGTAGTATGCAACGAGTCGCAGACATTTGCGGAGTTGTACAAAAGGAGTCGAATATTATGAAGAGGACACTGTTACTGAGTATGTTTGTGGGGACAATTTTTTGCGCTGCCATTGCAGTTGCAGACACCCCTCCGTCTACTGCCCCAACTGTGACCACAGTTGAGCGCGACACCACTAAAGCTGCAGCCAAGGAGTCTGCGCAGAAGAAAGAAGGTGTGGAGATCAAGCAGAGCGTTGTGGTAAAAGACCCTGTCTTGTCAATCAACAAGATCACCTTTGCGGCACCTGAGCTTCGGAAGAAGCACCTCGATAAGCTAGCGCAAGCTGTAGCTGCTGTCGAGGACAGGGGAGGCAAACCTCTCGACCGCCAGCAGTGTGACAAGAAGTGGAAAATGCGTTGTGATAAGCTCAAGACGGACGCTGATCCTCAACGCAGTAACAAAGCTTACCGTCACCGACTCTGCTTGCGACGATGGAAGCACTGCTACAAATGGGACGCTCGTTGGATTAAAAAGCGCTACACCATCGCAGAAGCAGCGCTTAGTGCCCAGGAGCACACTGGCGTGGACGCTACCTTCCTGATCGCTGTGGGACGCATGGAGAGTGACTTCCGTAACCTCACGCTGATTAACACTGCGTGTAAGTATGGTCTGCGCAAGCACAGTTGTTTTGCAGACTGTGGCATGACACAGCACCACGTACGCGGCAGCATGAAGTACGTGACAGCTTACTGCAAAAAGCTGGCGCGTTCTCCTAAGCTCTCTTTCCGCAAGAGTGCTGAGGAGTTCGCCAGGCACATAACGTACTGCACGGACGCAACGAGGACCAAGTGGCATTCGCCTATCCGACGTTGCATCATGAACCGCTACAATCAGGGGCCTTTCTACCGGCGCTCTGAGAAATGCTCCAAGTGCTGGATCAGCCCCAAGCATTTCGCAAGTCGCGAGTCCTATCGTCAGGTACTCATCGCTTGTCAGCAGCGACGCAGAAAGTGCCGAAATAAAGCAGCTTATTGGAAGAAGGTCACCTGCTTTGAGTACGGAGCACGACACAACACCCGTTCCAAGAGAAGCTGCCGACGCTGCTACAGCCTGGCGAAAATCCGTACGCGTTTCTACACGCTCCCACAGACTGGTACAGAGCTCACCTCTTTCATTTTCCCAAAGCCCTCCTCTAAGTAGTACTTCGCTACAAAATCCAACAAATTAAAGTTACTGTCTACTAGGGCACACCAAGTCCTAAAGGGGTCCTGTGTCAACAGTATGCGGCACAGGCATTTGTCGTTACAGCCAACTTGGGTGCGCTAAGAGGTTCAGTATGCCTGCTACTTCTGCAGCACATTTTATCAACGAGTTGCGGGACTTGCTTTTACTGCGGGTACCGTCAAGTCGGTTGCCTGTAATAGAAGCTGACGTGTCCTCTGCACAGCCCACATTGCTACTCGAGTGGTCCTCCGAAGATGACAGTCTTCCTCCTACGGTGGAGAGCGTTATCGATATACTGTCTCACCGTTACCCTAACGTAGCTATTGGGCAGCCCACTCTTTCTTACAGCGACCACGATCGCCAGTGCTTGGAAGTGGTCGCTACAGAGGTTGAGGCAGAGACGCCCGCTGAGCTTCCTGAGGACATGAGTGAAGGTGATGGGGAGCCCATCCCTTCAGACACATCCTTCCCCGTGTCGATCAACGTAGGTGACGTAGCTTTCGACGTGGTTAGCTACGACGGAATGACGTACACGCTTTTGCGTGACGGTGAGACAGTTGAAGCGGAGCTACCAAGCGTGGCAGCTGCGGTGGGTGCGCTTCTTGGGTACGTACTTCCAGAGATAGCGCACCATGAAGCGCAGAAGGGCACCCCTCATCCAGACACGGAAGTAGACAAAGATTTTCTGTTTTCAATTTCCCAATTCCTGCGCAATAGCCCGATCATTCCCGACGACAGCATCCGCAAACACTTGGTGGATTTCGTAGAGCTAACTACTCATCGGGATTTCAATGCCAAGTAGCTTTACTACTCTATGGCCATGATGAACCTTCTACACGGTTTATTGTTTCCCCTACTGAGCTCAGCAAACAAAGCAGCGCAGCAGAGCACAGGTGCGTTTAGCTGGCGCGACGTTCTAACAATACTGAGCATTGTTATACCACTGGTACTGGGAGCATTCATCTACCTATTACGCAAGAAGCAAGAAGCAGAGAACGAATTACGTAAGCAGCAGATTCAGGACGTCAAAGAATCGATTAAGCGTGCACAAGCTGACGCGGACGCTGCGCTCCGAAAGATTGAGAGCACGATCAATCAGCATCTGTCTCACCAGACTATGTGTGTGAGCAGGTTTGTTAGTAACGACGTCTACAAGCAGGATATGGAAACGCAGAGTAGTCACGTTGCATCCATGAAGGGAACCATTGATACGTTAAATCAGATCATGGTGCACCAACAGACACTAGTAGTGCAACTGGTGAAGACGTTGCCTTAGGGGGTGGTCCACAATGTGTGCCCAGGACGGTAGGGAAGACGAGCATGATGACCGAGAGGGAGAATCAATGATTTCCGCACCAAGAGAAGCCACGCCTCCAGATGATAATCCAGTGACAGAAGAGGCAACGGATAAGGGGGTGGAGTTGCCCCGTACCACCACGGGAGTAATCCGTATCATGCGCGCCAAGGGGCGTGCCGAGATGGCTGATTTGGTAGAAGAGCTTCATAGCGCACACGCCAGCGTGAAGGAAACCACAGAACGCGCCAAGGATTTGCTGCAATTGTTACGTACATTACAACGCAAAGCTACAGGTGTGCACGCCACAATCAAATCTTCTAAACACGTTGGTGACAACGTTTAGAGACTACACAGAAGCTACTTGTGTCTTCCAAGAAATCCATAAGTCGTCTGAAGTTAAAGAAGCGTTCGATTGACGCTTTTGGAGGCATGGAAGACTCACGTCGTGGCACTAAGAAAGCCAAGAAAAAAACTGTACCGGTGGAGGAGGAACCTGTTGCAGTTGTGGTGTCACCCCCCTCTCAGCAGCCTCCTCCCGAACAATTCGGAGATATCTACGCGGCGTTGGACGCAGCTTCTGAAGCGGATGTAGCCGAAGCTGACGGGCTTCCCAGTCCTCGGGAGCTTATGCGGCTTGCTATCTCGGCAGACCTAGACCCTTCTATCTTTACCGAGCGCAGTTTTTCTGTTGCCCCCAACGTTATTGAATGGTGCCGTGGAGCTAACTTCTTAGGCTTCTCTGGTGAGCTACGTCCTCGGCAATTTCAGGTGCTAGCTCAATTCTTCGGGGACGTTTGCTACCTGTGCTCTGATACTCACTACGTACACACTGTTCCCGTTGCCGATAGCATCGGTAATTTACTGGACCGCTTTGTGCTGCTCCAACACGGCGTATGTCCGAAGTGCCGTCGTAACCGCACGGAGATGCTCGCCGATTGGATACGAGATCCCCGTTTCGCAGACTACAACGTCTACGACGATCAAGCCCCCGTCCGCCCAGTTCCACCTAACGAGTTCGTTGGCGTATGGGGCCAACGTTCTGGTAAATCGTTCACCGTGGCCACGTTCGCCGCACCCTACGTGCTGCACCGCTACCTGGCACTCCCCAACCCAACACGGTACTTTGAGCAGGCTAGCAACTCCATCCTGCAGGCTTCGTTCGTGGCGCCTACTATTTACCAGGCTGAAGACAACTTGTGGAAGTCGTTCCGACAAATCTACGAGAACTCTCCCTGGTTCAGGTCGGTAAAGCAGCACAACATTGATGAAGGTAAACGATTGGGTGTTCCTCTCTACGAAGCAGCCAAGCGTTTCATCTTCTATCCAGGCAAACGTATTGCCATCTACATGCAGGCTGCGAGTTCTATCACCCTCCGTGGCGCGACCAGAATTTTTGCTACGATGGACGAGATGGGCCACTTCAACACAGACGCTGGTGGTAAACGACGTACGGGCGTCAAGGATGGCACCGAAGTATTCAACGCACTGGAGAATAGCCTGCAGACCATCCGTACCCAGGCAAATAAGCGACGTAGAGCTCAAGGTGACTACAACTCGCTCGACGCCTACATGTTCAACATCTCGAGCCCTACTTCCGTGTCGGACCCTATCATGCAGCGCGCAAGCGTGGCTGACAAAAGTCCACGCATGTTTTACACACACTACGCTACTTGGGATGCCAACCCGGAAGAGGATGAGGAAACAATCAAGGAGCAGAAGCGCGGTGACCAGGAGTCCTTGAAGCGAGACTTCTACGCCATCCCGCCTCGAGCTCTCAGTCCGTTCTTCCCAAACTACGCTTTGGTAAAACAGCTGGTAGCTGAAGAGGGTGTCATTGAGCCGCTGTTCGACTACACCATTGAGAAGGAGCACCGTACAGACAGCTTGGCGCTCCTTCGCCCTACACTGAAAAGCATACATCCCGATGTTTACAATGCGCGGGTGCTCGCTATCGATAATGGTGAGGTCAACGCCTCATTCGCGCTATGTATCTCTCGGTATGACCCAGAGACAGAAGGCATCGTACACGAGGAGTTTCTCGAGGTTGCTCCGTACAAGGGATTCCATGTGGACCTGCTATGGTGCTACAACGAGCTCATCGTTCCACTTATGCAGACCTTCCATTTCGTACACGTTGTCTTCGACCGATGGAATAGTGCAATGCAGGTGCTCGACCTTCGTGAGTCCTACGGGCAGGAGGTCGCACAGCGATACACTTTGAAGTGGAAAGACTTCGAAAATTACAAGCACGACTTGCAGGATATGAAGGTCCACTTCCCCGCTGCTGAAATTGATCCAGATGAGCTCCTCAAGATGCGTACGGTAGCGATGCGTTCCGATTACCCCAGAGCACACTTCCAGATGCAGTTGACTACAGTGGAGCAGTTTGGGCGATCATTGTACAAGCCTGAGAATGGAACGGACGACCTGTTCCGGGTGGCGGCTTTGGGGCACAGCCAAATCCGCCGCAACCAAGATGAATATATAAAGCGGAGCTACGGACGAGGGCGCCGGATGCCTGGGCTGCAGACCGCTGGTGTATTCCGTGGCGCGAGTAACCGTGGCACGAGTGCCGTGGGCTCTATGTATAGCGATGGAGGGGTTGCTGGAGCTCGCTCGAGTGACCGTTCCGTGGGTGTTTCTTACAACAGAACAAACCGACTTTTCAGAGGACATTAAGATGAATATCTACAACTTGGTACAGCACGTTTGCGAAGACGCAAAAGTGACCATCAGTACAAGCGGTGTGCAGCGACTGGTAGGCACCCTCCGTGCGGCAGGGTTCACAGACACGCTCAACACACACGAAACTGGGATAGCCACAGACATTATTTCCAGTCGTATCAACAAGTTAGGTACTCCAAGCCTACGCACTGCAGGGATTGAGGCACCTATTGCATCGACTGCTCGGTTCGAAGAAATCGAGTCTTTACGTAGCAAAAACAAGTGCCCACGCTGTAAAAGTGATATGGAGCAGGTAAAACTAGCTACGTACGAACTTGCCAAGTTTTGTAAGGCATGCAAGGTAGCCTTGTGGATGGATCAGTAATACGACGCAAAAAGTTTACAGCAGCCTTATAGGTTGTTGAGGTAAGCATGTTCAAAGTAAAATTCGACATGACAGAGGGGCGCTACAGACGCGTAGCCAACCGTACTGCTGCGGTAATGCGTCCACATAGCTCTTCTGCAGCTGCCCGTCGTCGTTACGGAACTGCTACCACAAGCGGAGCTCCTGGCCATATGCGTCGGGAGGCAGTAAGCTCCCTAACCAACGTGACTGCGCCTTCTCAAGCAGGCGCAGACATGTCTCAAAGGTACTCTCCAGTCTTCGAGCGAGCGGAAGATCCAACTATCGCCGAAGACTTCATGCCCGCAGATCCCCAAACCCAACATAAAATATTCCGCAACCTCATCATGTTTGACCCCATCGCGGGACCTGCAACCGAGTACTGGAAAGACCTTGCGTTCAGCCAGAACGTTATCCTGAGCGGGATTGACGACAACGAAATCCTCGAGTTCTACCAAGACGCCATCGACGCGTCTGGTATTATTTCCGTAATGCCCATGCTGCTGAGTGACTACCTCACGTTCGGCAAGTTTGTGTTCCACATGATCATGGACAAGCGCTTGGGCTACTGGACAGAAACTATCCCGCACGACCTCGACTACGTGTCCATCAAGGTCTCCCCTATTCCGAGCTTGGATCCGATCATCGATATCCAACCGACTCAGGATATGCGAGAGTGGGCCATCTCCTCGGATGAACGTATTGTCGCTCAGCGTCGTGACGTAGACCCAGTACTTGTCAGCCTTATGGCTGCTGGACGCCCAATTCCTCTCGCTCCAGAAAATACGATGTTCCTGCCCCGTCGCGTGTTCTCCACGGACTACTACGGTACATCGTACCTCACGCGTATAATGCCCTTCAAAATTTATGAGAAGGCTCTCCTTGATGCTAGCATCGCAGGAGCTCGTAGGCGCGCAGGCCCCCTCTGGCACATTAAAGTCTGGCCGGATGCTACCGATGTCGAAATGTCCGAGGTGCTCGATCTCTTCTTCGCTGCTGAAGAAGACCCTATCGGCGGCAAGGTCGTCACCCGAGAAGGTGTAGAGGTTATTCCTGTAGGGGGCGGCGCTGCTGACTTCTGGAAACTGTCCGATGAGTGGCAGTTCCTCAGCGAAGCCAAGATGAGAGCCCTTGGAATAAGCGAGACCTTCCTTTGTTTGGCGGGAGATACATACCTCCCGACAAAAGAACACGGAATCGTCCAGATTGGTGACCTAGGAGACGACGCAGAAGGTGTTGGAGACATTGCGCTAACAGTAGGGAGTGTCAAGGGTGCCGCTCCAGCGAAAAAGTGGAAGTATAGTGGTTATGCTGACACTCTCCGCGTAATCACCAAGCGTGGATATTCCATCCAACCAACCTACACACACGAAGTCCTGGTACTCGACCAGGGTGATCTGGTGTGGCGGGAAACGCAGGACCTATCCATTGGGGACCTGCTGTGTGTTAGCTTACACGAGACGACGCGTGACGAGCCCCTTACGTTGAGTATACCGGAGTACCAAGACCATCCCCTGGCACGTAACACCAAGATGCCCACCAAGCCTGAGCAAATGACCCCGGTGTTGGCATTCATCTTGGGTCTTGTTGTCTCAGAAGGGTGCCATGATAGGTACCGCGTACGATTCTTCAATAGCGATACGAAGCTCAACGAGCACTATCAAGACCTGGTGCGTCAGGTGTTCAATCTTGACACTGTACTGACTCCAACGTCGGGTGTTGGCGATCCCCTCGTCATCGGTGGCGTAGCGACAAAAACGACCAAGGTAAGCTACGAGGTGCTCATTCAAAGTAAGGTAGTCGCCAACTGGTTGTCCTATCTGGGGGTTATTCCCTCCACTGGCTACACCAAGAACAAAGAAGCCTCGTGGCACAAAGTAGTACCTTGGAGTGTTCTTCAGGCGGACCGTAAGTCGCAGCTAGCTTACCTAGCTGCTTACATCGAAGGCGACGGACGCGTTGATCTAGAAAACAACTCCGACATCGCGTTTTACTCACGCTCTACAGAAAACCTGTTCCAGCTCCAAGTGATGCTTTCCTCCTTCGGGATCGTGAGCACTCATATGGAGAAGTACCACCGTCTTTACGTGAGTCCGGAGCACGCAAGGAAGTTGCATGTTTTGGTTTCTCCCTACCTCGTCAGCAAATGCCCTGCAGAGGGGTACTTGGAAAGCGCGCATCCAGGTAGAACTACCGTCGTACCTGCTTCTTTTGTAGTAAACGTGCTGAACGACAGGTTCCTTAGGCAAGAGCACGACGGCACGTGGTTCCGTGACGACGACGACGATGAAGTATTCGTCCCCCGTGGTGGAACGATCTTCAATAACTATAGCCGCCGCAAGGGGTTCTCTTACGCATCCTACAGTGTAGGAAAATTTGATGACTACCTGTCGGCACTTCAGAAAATATCGATTTCCACTCACAGGAAGTTGATGGTCCTCCTTAACTCCAATTACCACTTCGAGCCTGTGCAACGCATTGAAGACGCAGGTAAAGCACATGTGTACGATATATGCATGGGTGATGGAGAGGCTCCGGTTTTTGAAGCAAATGGATTGCTAGTGCACAATTCGGGCGAGGCGAACTACAACAGCATGGACATGATTCTGTCCACCTTCCTCGAGAAGGTGCGCGCTGTCCGTTCCCACTTCACCCGTAAAATCCTCATCGAGAAAATCTGTCTGCAGCTAGCACAGCTACATGGGTTCCAGAAACGCTCTCAGGCAGACCTATCACATAGAATACGGACAAGCAGAAAGCTCAACAAGAGCTCGAGTCCTGAGTATCATCTCCCCACCATTGAGTGGGATAAGCCCCTTTCTCCCATAGCAGACAGGGATTATCTAGACATCATGAACATGCTGGAAGAGAAGGGCCTTCCAATCCCTCTCCGCATGATAACGCAGATCGCTGGGTTTGATTTAGACAAAGCTCTTGACTCATTCGATTCAGATTTGGAGACACAGAAAGTTGTTCTCGAGCATCGTCGTGCGCTGGCGCAGCTTAAGCAGCAGTACGGCTTCGATGAAACTGGTGCTTTTCAAGGAAGTGAGCTTGGAGATAGTGGCCTCGGTGGTGAGCTTCCTGGTGAGCTCCCACTAGGTGAAGAGGGTGATATTGGGGGACTTGGAGAGCTCGGTGGCGAACTTCCAGCAGGTGAAGAGAGTGGCCTCGGGGAGCTTGGTGGAGGAGAGACTGGTGGAGGAGGAGAGGCTGCTGGAGCAGAGTTACCACCTGCTGCTCCTACACCTGGTGCTGGAGGTGGCTTTGGTGCTGATCTTGCGAAGCCTCGTTTCAATGTAAAGCCTCTACCTGCCAAGCTCGTTGTTGGGAAAGCACGCATCAAAGCGGCCAACGATATTGTTAAAGATCTGAAGAGCGTACCTGTGTGGGACGCAGACGGTGCCCTTTTTGGTATGACGCAGCGGCGCGTGGCAAAAATGCTAGATAGGATTGATCATACTGACCCTCGGCAAGATCGACGACAGGCACTTGCCAACAAGCTACCCAACGAGCTTCGCCGCAAAGAGGGACTCGATTCCATGCAGGCTACCATGGTGCAGTATCTGGCCATCCGGTTAGGTTTTGTTCCTCCGGTAAAACTTCCTGAAGAAGCGTTCAATAGTCTTCGCAAGTTCATTGTCGATAGAATGGATGGCAACGGTCTCACGAAGGCGGTGAGTAACGAGATAGTTATGCTATCCAAGATCGCGGAAGCCGGTGGGCGTCGCAGTCAAAGTAGGCTTGCTGAATTCGTCAACCCTGTTGGTGTTATTCCTCGTTACGAAGGAATGCTTTCAGGCAGCCAAGTACTCACTGGCGTTGTTGACTCCAACCCATTCCTGAAATCTTAACCACTGTGAGGTGGTACCATGTCGGATAAGGAAGACCTCCTAGAGGGAGGGATCACTCTGCATTACAACGCACCCTCCTCGTACGATCTACCAAGCGCTGTTCAAGTACAAGCGCAAGATCCAGAGGAAGAGGAGGTAGCGGTAGAAGAAGACACCGCGCCTGCTGATGCACCTGCTGATGCAGCGGAGGAAGACGTAGCAGACGAAGCAGCACAGGAGGACACTGGTCCCTCCGAAGACGAGATGCTGGACGAAATAGAAAACAGTCCAGGTGCCCAGTGGAAAAAATATCTACGTCCCATCCTCAAGATGATCAAGGACACCAATCTTATGGTGCCCATTGAGCTACACAACAGCTACGCAATAGGCGTTGACGACGACACGCTTCTGGGATTCCACATCACTGGTGTTGTTCATTTCCTCGATGACATCCCAGAAGATGTAGCTGCCCAGTTAAAGGGAGAAGTGCTGCGCTACGATGCTACCATTACTCCCGACGGAACAATTGGCGATGTCGACCTCGTATACCCGACATTAAAACCTCCTTACGAACCCATCTTTCGCATAAATCGCAACGTAGACAGCCTTTGAGGTTAGTCTATAGAGTGATTGAGAACGTATAAACAAGCAGGTTACGCGCATGCCACAATGGAGCTTCGTGTGGAGCCAAGGTAGTACTGCTGGAGGATGCTGTCCTACCAGTTGTTACAATCCCTTGAACCCTTCTCCCAGCAAAGAGGGCAACGTTCTAAACGGGTTTCCTCTCTATATCCAGACGTCCGGGCAGGCTATGCGCGAGTTTGGGCTAGCTCTGCAGTCTGCGCTCCCCGCGAACAACGTGATCGTGAAAGCCAACTCGGCATCCAACTACACGTTTGACATCCGTATTGACGCTAAGCGTACGGCGACCGCTACTGTTTACTTCACCAACAATAATTGTGACTTTCCTGTAACAGGAAAGTACACCAAAGGTGCAAGCACAGGCACTGCTTCCTTCGGCGGGTTGACCGAGCTTCTCAATTGGCTTGTATCGTCCATCCGTTAGCACAATGATCATCCATGCACGTACGGCTCCTATAGAGTTAATCCTCTACGTGCATGTATGGGATTCTTCAGGGACACTGGTGGATAGGGTTGTCTACCTGGATACAGACCGAATGGTTGCCCGACAATACGTGCGGAACACCGATGAATCCTCCTTCGAAGAGATTGAGGTAAGCAGGTTTGAGTTTCGTGCGAACCACCAGTTAACTGAGCAGATGCTACGAGAGCTACTTCCAGAGGAATTGCAGGACAAAATTGTGAGTGCAAAAACATGACAGTAGCAAGCAAAAAAGATGCGCCAGCGAAGTTAACCTATAGAGGACATCAATACCGTCGAGTGGCGATTACGGACGAGGGAAACATTTGGAAAACCAAAGTCGCACCCCGTCTGGAGATACTACTTGAGCTAGCTACCGACGGTGACGCCGAAGACCATCTGAAAAAACAACAAGCTGTCGGTGTCTTGTTTGAACTCAAAGAGTACTTCAAGTTACTGGGTCTCCAGTAATTTAATTACGCCTGTCAACATTACCCCTTCAACAACGGCAGGTTTTTTGCCAGCAACATCAGGAGAATGGAATGAAAAAAGAAGCGACGAGGACGTATAGGGATTTGAAGAGTCGAACGACTCAAAAATCCCGTGTGCGTCAGTACGATCGCATCCCGGGCGAACAATTCGATGCCGACCGGGCCCTCGACGAAGGCTACCTCAATGTAGAGGAAGTTGGGGGCATGGACGTGGCAGAGGAAGTTGACCCTGGTGATGTGGATGTAGTCACAGAGCTCGCACCTCCAGAGTTCGAGCCGGAAGCATCACAAGAACAAGGCTACCCTACAGAAATGTCTGATGAGATAGACGTGTACAAGGGTGGTGAAGATGAATCTGAGGAAGACGACGAAGAGGAGCAAGAGGACATGGACTACGAAGAGGGAATGGAAGTAAAAGACGAGGACATCGAAGCGGTATACTACGGCGACGAGACCCCACCGGAAGCTGATCCCTACTCTGACGAGGATGGTGATGATGGTAAGGTTGAAGCGTGTGATGGACGCGGTCCCAAAATGGAAGCCACGATGCTGAAGCGTTCTGAGGGCAGCTTCGCTGAGCGCCTTCGCATGGCTATGGATCCCAGCATGGCGGATCCCAGTGAAGAAGGTCTGATGTCTGACCTCGGTGAAGAGGTTGGTATGGAGCCAGAAGCTCCTGCTACGGAAGGTCCGTGCCCCGCTGGTTGTGAGCCTGTGACCACAGAGGAAGCTCCTCCTGCCGAAGACGAGGGTATCGTTGAGGTGGGCGAGGATGAGGTGACGTTCCTCGACGAAGAGCCCAAAGAGGCTGCTGTGGAAGACGAGCCCGCAGAGGAAGTTTTCAGCACTGCTCCCGCTTCTGTAGAGGCAGCGGAAGAAGCAGGCGACGAGCCTGTGTATGAAACGCTGGGAAACATCGAAGCGTTGGCCGACGTCGGCACCGACCGTGTAGACCTCATCCTCACCCGCGAGGAGAGCGAGAACCCGCAGTACGTCGTTCTCGTGGATGGCGACCCCGTTGCCAAGGTAGCCCTCAGCGACCAGCCTGAGAGCCTGACCGCCGACCATGACCTGTTCATGGATGAGGACTACCCGAAGTTCGTGCTCGAGAGCGTGGACACCTTTGGTCTGCGGGAGACGCTGCAGCACGTCAACGCACGCTACTACACCGCCAGCGCTATGGAGGGTGAGGTAGCCCAGCAGATGCGTACTGCCGCTGTTCATGACCTCGAGGGTGAGCACCGTCAGCGTTTAGCTGAGATGAAAGATCAGCTGCTCAACACCGCGAACATCGTACTCGAGGGTTCCCTCAAGAACTACATCACGGACAACCCCCTTCGCGACTCCCTGGTGCGGCGCATGCGGTCCGTAAATGTGGACGAGCGCGCCGCTTTGGACATCGTGGAAGCTGCTTTCCGTGAGAAGGGCAGCGACTTCTTCCGCGCCATCATCAAGAAAGCTGAGGAGTGGGTCGGCGCCCCGAGTGAGGTACTCGAGCATCACGTCAAGGAAATCACTCAGATGAATTACCGGCACCCCGGTTATTCCGCTGAGGGGGATGAGATTCCGATGGAAGAGCCTCCCGTGATCTCGGCGTCCTCGGTTCCAGCCAGCATTCCACTTCGTACGGTGGCGTCTGCACCACACGCACCGCAGCACAGTAGCTCCACGAGGGAGCAGTTGAAGCAGGAGCTCAACCTGCACGGGCTGCTCGTGCAGAAGTCTCTCGCTAACCGTCCTCAGCGCTAGCGACCAACTTGTGTGCTTTGCACACGGAGGCAGGAGGGCAACTTCCTGCCTCCTTTGGAGAGCATTCATCTTCATACCTCAAGTCGTGAAAAATGTATCTAAAGTCAACCAACAAGATAGTTCAAGCTGGTCCTGGTCTTCACGTTGGGGAATCTTTTCTTTCTCGACGTTTTGATGGTAGCAAGTTTGTCGATGAGCCTGCAATTATTGAGGGGCGAACGTTGGACGTTCACCGTTCTGGAACCAACTTACGCATAGCGGGCGCAGAGCTCGACAAGGTAGGAAACTGCGCCTGTGGTTTCATGGACATTTCTTGGTTGCCCTTCTGTGCTGAACGTTACCACATTAGCCCTCATATCGCAGACTACGTGTTGGTGGATGTACCTATTGTTGTTGCGGATTTTCCCAATCGCAATATGGATGCGTTCACTTACGACCAGCTAACAGACTGGCGGACACCCATTGGGCGTGTGGCATTCCAAACATTCATTGGAAAGCCTGTACACCAGGACCATGACAACCTGGATGACACCCGCGCTAAGGGCGTTATCTTCGACGCGACGATGGTCAAGTTCCGCGACCGCTGGCACGTCAAAATTCTGAAGGGTTTTGACCGTTCAAAAGATCAACGGTTAGCGAAGCTGGTACAGCATAAGGACAGGGTCGGCCACAGCATGGGTGCGTTGGTAGAGCGCACAGTCTGCTCGCTGCCCTGGTGTGGCTTCCACAGTGATGGTCGCATCACCTGTGACCACATTAGAAATGGTGCTGGCAAAGCTGATGTTATCAACGGGCACCTCGTCTACGAGAACATGCTCGACTTCTATTTTGTGGAGAGCTCTAGCGTAGAAGACCCAGCATACGTGGTAGCGCTGTCCGATAAAATCTGGGGATAGAAAGGGCGCGTTATGGCATATAACGGTGTTCCATACGAAGTGACGTACAAGGGGGCGCTTTACCGTTTACGCACAGGTGGCGGCTTAGGCGCCACTGGCGAGAACGACTTTACGGTCATCAAGAAGGAAAACTCTACTGACGTACGAGAGCTTCGTTATTCCGGTGGTAACTTTTTTCTTGAGGTAAAGCTGCTGTGGGGGTTTGCGCGTGGTGTGAAGGTAGACCTTCCTGCTCTTCCCCTTGACGAGGAAAGCGCAGGGTTGCTGTTTGCCGCGCTGTCTCGTGATGGCGGTACTCTGAGTGATGAGTATAAGCGACTAGTAGCAGATGGTGACGTTCCTGATCTAGTGGAGCAGATCACTAAGGGACTCGCACCACGAGCCGAACAGAAGCAGCTGACAGCAAAAACAAACCGCGTGGCAGTCCTTCTAAATTGGGAAGGGGAAAAGTTGTTGCGCGTGCCACCAGATAAAGAAGTAGCTCGAGTAATGTTTCGCATGTGCACCCCGGCTAAGGGGTTTTCTGTGGGAGACATTCCCTACAAGGACGTGCCGCGAGACCTGGTAGAACGATTCTCCCAGGCTTTGCACGTCGAGCTCATGCAGATGTTCCCTGGAGCAATTGTGGACACCCAGGTAGTGGATGAGCCCGACCCTCACTGTGGGCATCCGATTGTGCTGAACAAGCATGGCGCTCCTGTAGATGGGCACGAAATGCCGATCAATATGCTCGCGATGGATTTGTGGCGTGGGTACTACCAGAAGCACCAGCAGGGACAACAGGAGTCTTAGCAATGGCGAAGATTGTAATCAAGTCTAAGGACGCAGTACAGAAGATGATTACTGCCGTACGTGGCAGAGATGCTGATCGTCGTCCGGGGGCTCTTCCTTCCGAGCTTCGCAACAGAATTCCTGACGTTCTTGCCCGGGAATTCTCTACTGTAGGGGAAGATCTCTACGACAAAGCGATGGCCGAGATAACGGAGAGTGTAAAGCGCAACTTTGGTGACGGCATTCAAACGTTGCGTGACACGGTCACCACCGAAACTGGCAATCAGGGCTTCGAGAAATCGAAGCGCTATATCCACGATTGGCTACGCGGTATCGTCAAGGATATTCAGGTTACTGGCGTGGATGGTTTGAGTAGCTCGTTGGGCAACTTAGCCAGCGAGTTTTCCGTCCAGTACAAGGAATCCCCTGCGGAAGCTCCTGTAGAAGAGGTAACGGACGAGGGAGATGCACTTCTGGAAGTAGAAGCTCCCGAACCTGCCCCTGCTGAAGCCGAAGAGCCTGAGAAAGCAGACGAGGTATCCGATGCAGATCTCACTGCCATCCTGGAAGGCAAGGACGCTGGTGGTGAGAAGGTCGAAACTGCAGCACGGACTGTAGGTGATTTCATACGCAGTCTCCGGTCCAACCGTAAACAGCGGCGTGTTGAGGCGCAGGGGAAAACTCGCGCAGAGTTGCTCCGGGAAGCTGGCGTACACCTTCGGGAATTGGAAGCATAATGTCTAAGTACTTAGTAGAAGGTGCACCTCCCCCCATCCCGCAAGACGCACGTAAGCCTTCTCAGCAGAAGGTGGAGAAAGCCCAGCGTACTGTTTTGCAGTTCATGCCGGATGCAGCAGAGGTGGCGGGCGAGCTAGCACTAATTGCTAAGAAGGCACGTGATGACTTTCACGCACAGCGGGAGCGGGTATTAGAGCTCGCCGGGCTGGTACGTTCTTTCCACAAGAAAAACCCTAAGGGGTTCGAAGTTGCTATGCAGCAGCTGCAGGCAGGTGGCAATGCTTGGATGGTTCTTGACAAAGCCATCATGGACTCTGGTACTCAGGCATATCAATCCTTCAACAAGCTATACTCAGCGTTGAATACGTTTGCCCAGAACGTTCAGCCTGCCGAGAAGATACCTGTTGATCGTCGGGCGATGGGACCTGATGGAAAAATGTCTCCGACGCTCGTTCGTTTCCGGGGCAAGATGTACCGTCGTGTCTCTACACTGTCCAAACTTCCTCGATTCAAAAATCTCTGATGGACCTTATTTTTTCCAGAGTAGACTTCGGGCGTCTCCTGCCAGAGCTTCTAGCGCTTTGGCCGCTCACTGGAGATTGGGATCGAAGGAACCAGGCGAGAGTTTTAGCTCTCTCCCTGACGAGTCGTCGGCACCACACAGCAGCAGACGAGGACGACCACATCTGCGTGAACACCGAAATAGATAGAGAGCAGCTTCGGGAAGTGGGTGTACGTGTGGCAGCCATACGCTCGGTTCCCTGGAAGTACCAGCGGTTTTTTGAAAAGGGGCGTCCCACGAATAGGTCGGCTCTGAAGATACGTCCTGGCGTGATGCTACCCCTTACCATCAACGGTGTGGACACCACTGCTCGTGTCAACACCGTACGTCGGATAAACAAAGGTGGTAAGTCCCACTTCTTAAAGGCGGACCTTACGATAGACACAAAAAATCTACCCGTGATTCTGGAGCGTGAAACGCGCTGCAACTGTCTTTACTGTGGAGCACCTGCCATTGAGGATGACACACATTGCAGGTCCTGTGGTGCCCCGCTACCTCCCTGTTAAGTAGAGGTCAATTATGAAACGTCGCATGAAGCCGATTTACGCTACCCAGCCCCCCAGTGTTCGCTACAAGGGGCACATTTACGTACTTGCTGCGGAAGGTGAAGAAGGTGCAGAAGGGGAAGAGTTACCGCTTCCCGAAGAGGAAGAAGCACCCCCTTCCAAAAAGATGTCGACAGGAGCAGCACGTGTACGCATTGACGAGTGCACGGGTGAAAGCATCACATTCAACATCAAAGCGCTCGTTCACAGCTACGATGGTGATGGTGTTCCAGGGTTGGCTGACGCTGACGGTTCAGTACGCAAACGCAACTTCAAGGTCAGGCAGATTACCAAGATCAATAGCATCCCCAGTGACGTGCTATCTATGATCGAGGCTGACGAGAACGGTGAAGCTGTCATGCAACGCATCGAGAAGATGCTACGTGTCAAGCCTTCTCCTCCTCTCTATTTCCTTACCGCCACTGGTGGTTGGAACTGGCACAAGCGCAATGGTGACAAGGATGTAGCAGCCATTCAGGAACTGCTCGAGTTTCTGCGTGGACGCAAGTCCCTTCTGTTCTCCTACTGTCACAACAAGGTTAACTACGGGGACAGCCCCTCCCTCATCTAATTTCGATGCCCACGTTCTTGAAAACAGCCAAACGGGAGTTCGCCGTTGTCGACCTCGACGTTGCAGTCCTCGAGCGCATCCACGACGCGTGGGATGCTGAGGACTACGATGGGATGCTGCTGTTCTTAGACGAGTGGGCTCCCATGATCACTTTCGAGACTGCGAAAGAACTAATCAACAGCTTCGAACTTGAAGAGGAGCTTGGAGACCCCGCTACTATTGAAGAACGCTACGATCACGTAGACGATGTTTTCTACGATATAGAGGATGCACTCAACCGAGGCGACATTAAAACGCTCAACCGTAGGAGCGGCATCGCGAAAGTAGGTGGCCCTGAGTACGCTGCTGGTAGAGATGGTCTGAAGTTCGGTTTGATTTTTCATGCCTCGAGCGCAGACCTGGAAGACCTACGCGAACGTTTTCCGAAAAAATCTGTTGATACAGAGCCCACCGTGGAAAAGAGCGAGGACGAGGAGATGGCTGAAGAGATTTCTGAAGCTGCTCAAGAAGTGGAAGAGGAGCTCGGCAAAGCTGCCTCTGTTGTTGTAGCTGCTCCGCCTCCATATCCACCAGCGTGGTGCATGCAGAAGGCGATCAACCTAATTAAGTCGGTGGACTTTGGGTACGGCAAAGACGCAGGCATCATTGGTCTCGAGCAGGCAGACCATCTACTGGATACCTGTGAGCTTCCCAACGGTAACCTCAAGATGGCGATCCGTTATTTTTTGACAGACCGTCATCGATCTCGAGAATTCATCTACGGAACCGAGAGTGGCTCCAACGTCGGGGCACTTTCAGAGCTTATTAACTCAGTGGAGCTTCCAGTGGCTGCTTCAGCGAAGGTTTCTCGTTTCGTGACTTTCCGTGGTGCGTTGTACGAGCTCGTACCTCCCACTGTGGAGGCGCTCGAGCGCACCGAGGAGCTCACTTCCAAGGTGCACGAGGCATACCATCTGCCTCCCGGTAAGATGAAGGGCGTCAAGACCTGCACACCCAAGGACCAGAACGACAAGAAGCCGAAAGGCGAGCAGGTCTGGTGTGTATTCGACAGTCATGGAAAGCTGCGAGCTCGCTATAAAACGGAGACCGAAGCCAAGCGGTACAAGGTTTTCATGATCAGCCGTTACTGGTCTTCTGGGAAGGGCAAAAAACGGTCCGACCGTCCTACCAATAAGTAGTTTGCGTTCTGTGTTTACGGAACGTGAAACTACTTACTATATGATGAGCAACTGAGCCAGCAACATTATTCCCTCCTGCTCAGCATCACCAACATTATTGAACAGTCGTGCGACGTGACACATCACAACGCGGGCACGAGTGCTTTGTCAGAGATTCACGTAATATTACTTTCCAACCAAGATTAATTTCGAATCTCAGCAAGGACGAAGCGGCAGCATTACTCCCGTGATAAATGTGGCGCACTCGTGCCCTCTCAGAGAACGAGATGTCACAGTGTGGAACGTCGTGAATATCAACAGCGGTACAAACGTATTCATGGAGGATAGAAAATGCCGCTTCTTCCAAACGCGTCCGTAAAGACCAAGTATGACTTTACAAGGTCGCGCTTCGAGTGGAAACGCCAGTTCGAAGTGTCTCCAACCACGAATATCCTCGAAGAGGGTAGCGTGCTTACGCGTCTTCCCGGTCCTGCAGGCAACGAAGTGGTCCAACTGGGCCACGCTGCTGCCATGGCAGCTGGGGAGCGTCCTTGTGGTCTCTCTCTGCAATCTCGCATCACTGCGGACACCTTCGCGGATGTTCGCAACTACACCGTGCCTGCAGCACCTGGACCGTACACGATCCAGCTGCCGCACGCCAACCTAGTGCAAGCTGGCGCTCTGCTGGCTGAAGCCTATGTATGGGACAACACGGCTGCTGCTGCGCTGACCGTCATCGCACACGTCGCGCCTCCCGTACCTGCCGCTACTCAGGTTGACATCGATCCCGTAACGGGTCTGCTGGCCTTCAACGTAGCAGAGGCTGAGCACAACATCACGATCACCTACCGGTGGAACCTCACGGCCATCGAGCGTGATCTCATCCTGCGGCAGAGTCATGTCAACCGTGGCGCCGAAGATCAGTTCGGTCTCATGACGGTTGGCTACGGCAACTGCCTTGTTTACACCAGCATGTACGAGTGCGATCAGGCGTACACCGTGGGGGCACAGTTGACCCTCGGTGCAGGCGGTATGTTCACGCTCGGTGGTGTAACTAACTTTGGTCAGGTTGTATCTGTACCTACTCCGGGTGACCCCTACCTCGGCGTAGAGTACATCAGCCCGACCACCTAACCCGAAACTGAAGAGAGGAGAAAAGCATGTCTAAAGTGTTTTCAGGAAAAGCTGCTCTTCGGGATCGGAGAGGCAACGACATCGCCAGAGGACCTGCTTTCAAGGTCATGCCCCGCACGGGCAGCGTAAGCTACTCGGAAACCACCCCCCTCGTGGGTGCGGACGGGTCTTACAACCAAGACAGCGTCTCTGGACTCATCAACCAGATGGATGCCATCGTCAAGCAAGCTCGCGCAGGCGAGATTCACCGCGACGAAGGTCAAGCCATCACCACTTCTTCTTGGAGCCAACAGGGTCACATCGTGCAGGCTGCTCTCGCTGAGCAGCGTCCCGCTGAGGGTGGTCCCTTCCAGGTTCTGGGCGAAGTGTTCACAGACTCCGTGGCAGAGACCATGGGTCGTATGGGCTTCACCAACAAGGTGTTCGCTCAGCAGGACGTAGCCGAAGGTGGCACGGCCCGTATCCGCATTCGTCAGAAGGACGTAACGTCCTGGCTGATGCTGTCGGATGGCCACACCATCGAGTCTCTCATCCGCCAGAAGTACATCTACCCTCGGGGCTACAACCTCGAGACGTTGGTGCTGATGGAGGAGGCTGAGATTCATGAGGCTGGCGCGCAGATCATCGAAGAGAAATACAACGACGCCCTCGAGGCGACGATGGTTCGTGATGACAACATCACGAAGTTCCTCCTCGACCAAGCTGCACCCACTGACAATGACGTAATCGCGTTCAACGCGTTCACGCCTCAGGTCTTCGTTACCCTGCGTAACCAGATCTGGCAGTGGAGCCTCCCCGTCCCGCACGCCTTGATGGCGATCGACCTGTGGGACGACCTCTTCGCGGATGCGGACTGGGCCAGGTGGTACTCGCCCATCGAGAAGCACGAGTTGGCCGTAGAAGGCAAACTTGGTCGTCTCGGTGACATCGAGCTCATCACCGACGGCTTCCGCTACGACACCTTGCAGGTTCTGCAACCTGGTGAGGTGTACTTCCTGTCTTCGCCCTCGACCCTGGGTGTGAAGGCAAACATGATCGCTCTGAACTCCAGTGTAGTGGACCAGCGCATGCTCGGAAGGGCTGTGCGCGGTTGGTTCATCTTCCTGCGTCAGGCGAGCGTGCTCGGCAATAGCCGGGGTGTCTCGAAGGGTGTTCGGCTCTAGTAGCTAAGCGTCCATCCCCCGGGGGAGTTTCGGCTTCCCCGGGGGTTTTTCTCGTCTTGGGTTGTTCAACCAGTTTCTACCGGGACCTGCTTCAACAGTCCGAATTCAGAGAGTAGCACGATGTCCACAAAGCCTCCTTCACATATCAAGGTCAACGGATGTCTGTACCGCCTCGCTGCTAGCCCCAAACTGGACAAGCCGCTCAGCGAATACAGTGATGAGGAACTGGTACGGCTGGAAGAGCAGAATGAGGCGCACCGCGAGATGATGGCGGAAATGACGCCAGAGGAGCGCGAGGAACATTTCAAGCGTCACCCGGAAGATCGTCCAGAGCAGCACATTACACGGAAGGACATTCCTCCGGAAGAAATAATCCATGCGGTACGGGAGTCGTTGCGGGATCCGAGGGGTCTGGAGCTCATGCGTACCATCTTTCTAGGGCAGGGTGTCACAACCAAAAGTCTTTGGGATGCCCTTGTGCTACTGCAGCGAAAAAATAACGAAGCGTTCGGTCCTAATGACCACAAGGCGCTCGTTGACCGTTTTCTGGATGAAGCGACCTACCTCCACAGGAATCGCTAATACAATCAAGAGGAAGCAGTCATGGCTCGTCTCAACAAAAAAGCTCCGCAGACGGTCACGTACCAAGGACTGTCCTACGAACTCGTAGAACGGAAGGCCACCGTGCCCAAGACGGTCACCTTTAAGGGTGCTAAGTACAAGCTCGTTTCCGCAAATGAAGAAGCCATTCCAGAGTTCATGCAGGGTATACAGGAAGAATATAGCGACAAAGGTGGATTTAAAACTCACTACGAGCACAGGTTGGCACCCTCCGAAGAGAACATCTACGTTCGCATGTCGACCGACGACTACGCTCTGTTGTTAGCATTGCCAGAAGCTACATACGGTCCAGTGCGTAACTTTCTGCAGCGAGCTAGCAAAAAGAAGTTGGAGTCTGGGCGTGCCGAAGTAATGGCGTCTGAAACAGAAGTATCAGATGTTGTAGCTGCTTTGGAAGACTTCCTTGAGGAAGATGACGGAGCTCCAGCTTCCATCGCCCACGCGCAGGATATGCTGGCCACGTGGAAGCGTAACTACATCGTTCCTGACAAGCCGCTGTCCAAGCCACTCCCTACCTACAAGTCTGAGCTTCCCCCAAGCTCGAACATTCGTATGTTCCACTACAAGGGTGCGCGGTACGTACTGGTGCGGGCAGACGAACAAGATCCACAAGAGCGTCTGCTGGAGGAGTACCAAAAGGAAAACGAGTTCTTCGCAGACGAACTTTTCGATAAATATGTCAGCAAGGTGAGTCGAGCAGTACAGGACGCTACCCCTCTGGGTGAAACGCGAAAACAGATCGACACCCTGGTTTCTGCAGTAACCGCTATGAGACAGTCCGTGGAGAAACCGGGTGGTGCTAACTGGGAAGGAAAATTTGAGGACGGAAGTGCGGGAATGCGTAAGCTGACCGACATTCTCTATAAAGGCCACGAGAAAGACCTTGTTTACGTTCTTAATACTCCCGGTGCTATTGACGACATGATTGCAAAGTACGTAAGCTCGCTTAACGAGTTCAAGAGCAACCTGGACACCGCAAACATGCACTACAAGGCAGCGTTGGATCATGCTGTTCAAAAAGGCTGGACGAGCAAGTGGGCGGCTACCCGTGAAGCCTCCAAGCTAAGAAAAGAGATTCTTAGCAAGTTCTATGGCGTCAAAGATCCAGACAACTTCATCAAAGATTTCTACCACGTTCCGAAAAATCGTCCAGAGAAAGTTCCTGGGAAGGGCCCAGAGCAAACAGAGGCCAGCGTAAAGACGGCACCACGCACCATTCGTTTCAAAGGTGTCCAGTACGTTCTTCAGGGTTAAGGATGGCAACCAAGCTACCAACGACGGTCACTTTCCATGGCCGCACGTACAAACGGGTGGAGGCTCAGCAGGTCTACTCAGTGTACGTTGGTACTATTTACGCGGAAGAGGACGCACCCTACGACAACCCTGCTTACGGGGTGGGTGTTGACGTCGGACCCACGTCAACAGTAGCGATTTTGGCAGCCCGCGATCTAGATAAGTTGAAGAGGGAGCTTCAGGAAGCTGAGGCCAGTTTGCTGTTTGGACTTGAAAAAGCGCCCACCGATTGGACGTTCCGTTTGTTTACCGACATCAAAGCCAAGTCTCTTCATGAATTTGAGCGCCAGGTTCGTGAAGAGTGGAACAACGCGGAAGAGATTCTACGAGATATTCACTTGGGCAAAGCTGTGATGCTCGAAAACGTCATCGACAAAGTGCTTATGGGTGTGTGATGAAACGTGGATTTACCCTAGAAGAAGCTGAGCGCATCGCAACAGAGATAGGCGTCCACTGGCCAGACGTGCTGTTCAACGTCGAGCAGTTCCGTAAGGGTCTCGACGTAGAGCTCGAACACGGTAAGCGATCACCAGATACCAACGTTACCAACGACGACCCGCTGGCTACTGGAAAAATAGCGCTGGCGCATTTGCTCGAGAAGGCCAACTACTACGAGCTCCTCGCGCTTTTGGAGAGTGGCGCTGTGCAACTTGAACAGGGCCCAGAGATGACCGTCAACGAACTATCAGATGCGGTTGAAAGCTACGACCGCACTGTTTCATTTGCGTCCACCAAAGGGGAGCAGGAAAAAATCATGGAGCACCCAACCTACATCAAAGTAGCAGGCCACCTTTACCAACTGGAGCCCGAAGAGGCCCCAACATCCATTCGTGTGAACGGCTTCGAGTACGACCGGGTCGACGCTCCCGAGGAGCCCGCAGCACCTACCTTCATTAAAGTGAAGGGGATGCTCTTCCGCCGCGATGACAGCTTGGTAGAAGCTGCAAAAAAGGGCAAGAAGAAGGGCAAGAAGGACGACAAGAAGGCGCCCAAAAAGTCCCCTAAGAAGGACGACAAGAAAGACGACAAGAAGGGAAAAGCCAAAGGGAAGGGCGATAAGAAGGACGACGACAAGAGCAAGGGTAAGTGGAGTACACTTCCCAAGGGCTGGACGAAAAAGTCGGCCAAGTCTTTCTGGAATTCCATTGGTGGCTCCGTCACCGAATGCAAACGCAAGCTCAAAGACGCCAAGGAAATCGACAACACTGGCACTACTTGCGCGTCGCTGAAGGATCTCATGGAAGGTGATGGCTGGCGTAAGGAGCCCAAGAAAAAGAAGAGCAAGAAAGCTTCCACGGGCGCTCCACAATTCATCACGTACAAGGGTGTACGTTTCCAACTGGACGACTAATGAGTAGCACACCAAGCACCATCACCTATCGTGGACGCCAGTACCAACTGGTCGAAGCGTTAACTGAGGACGACCTGCGCAACAGTGCACAGATTCTGCACGACCTCGCGATGACGCTTCGCCCTAGCATTGCGAGCTCCGATGCTGCGCAGGCGCTGGACTCTATGCAGAGTGCGCTCACCAACATGGTGCGCTCGAACAAGCTGCTCATCGAAGAAGAAGCAATTCTTCCCAAGGGTGTGCCTGGTAACAGTGCGCGGATCATGGCTCTTGTTACTGACGCCGCAGACTCAGTGGACGAGCTCAAAGAGCGGCTCGATCGCCTGTCGGGCAACATCGGTGTGTGGGCACTCAAAATCGATAAGCACATGCGTGGCCAAGAGAGTGAACGTTCTCTCAGCCACGAAACGAAAATGACCACACCACAAGAGTCCAAGCAGTTCAGTCATCTCTTCTAGGAGATACAGATGTCACATCCACGCTACATTGAAGTGCACGGCCAGCTGTACCGGATAGTCGAAGCTGAGCAGGAAGCTCCCATGACTTTCCGTCAGGCTATCCAAGCGCTGAGTAGCCTGTACACGAAACTGTTTGCCGCCGCAGATATAGAACCTGGACTCAACTCCATCCTTGAGGCAGTCAAGTTTGCTCGTTCCGCTGCACAGGACGTGGAAAAGAAGCTACCGGATGCCCTACGCCCTGGTACTGGTTCCCTGTCGAAGTGGAGCCTTAGTGATGAGTTCATGGACACCCTGCAGCAGTTGAACAAAACGTACAAGAAGCTGCACCGTGCGTGGGTGGCAGCTGACCGCCGCAAAGCCATGCAACAATTCCTTGCTGCTCGAGGTATCCACACCCCCGAGGCGCACCGGGCATAAAGTGGCTACTCTTCGTATAGCACACCTCGTTAGATGCCGGGACCAGGACAAGAAACCTGGGCGCAAGTACCCTGTTAGCGAACAGGAATACTGTTTGTGGGACAAAGCCAAAAAGAAAATTCTGATGGCTGGGCCTAAGAAAGCTGTCCAAGAGCACGAGAAGGCTGTTCAGTGGTACAAACGGCAAGGAACCATCAAATACAAAGGTGCTTCTTACGTTCCAGTTTACTTCGGTTGGTACTTAACAGCAGCTTCTGATGAAGAGCGAAAAGAGCGCGCAGAGTTTGCTAAAAAACATAAACAGCTAAAAGAAACTGACCCCGAGGCTGCTGCTAAGTTCTTCTATGAGCATAGGCTAGAGTACCAACGAGAGTACAAAAGAAAGCAGCGGGAAAAAAATATAGAAGAGCAGCTAGCGCAGCTAAAAGAAACTGATCCTGCTGAGTATGCACGGCAGAAGGAACGAGCAGAGTACAAAGCCAAGCGCAAGCAATTAAAAGAAACTGACCCCGAAGCTGCGGCTAAGCTCCTCCATAAGCATAGGCTAGAGTACCAACAAGAGTATAAAAGAAAGCAGCGCGAAAAGCAGATAGAACAGCTAAAAGAAACCGATTCTGCTGAGTATGCACGGCAGAAGGAAATTGTAGAGTACAAATCTAAACGCAGGCAACTACGGAAAACTGATCCCGACGCTGCTGATGAGCTCCTCCGTGAGCGTAACCGAGCGTGGCAACTAGAGTACAGGAGAAAGCAGCGCGATGAGCAGATAGAGCAGCTAAAAGAAACTGACCCTGCTGAGTATGAACGGCAGAAGGAACGCACAGAGTTCCTATATAAATACAAACAACTAAAAGAAACTGACCCCGAAGCTGCTGCTAAGCTCCTCCATGAGCATAGGCTAGTACTGGACAAACGCAAACGAGAAAAAGAGCAATTAAAACGTAAAGAAATTAAACAGCAGAAAGAACGCGCTAAGCTCGCTCCAGCAAAAGAAGAACTGCGTAAACGTATGAGAAATCGTACAATTAAGCAGTTTCCTAAAGATAAAAGTCAACCACCCGTTCCAGAAGAAATACAAGAGGCACTGAACGACATCGGTCTTACTAAAGATGTCTTAAAAGAACGAATGGAACGACGCCAGCAGGGGCTAGACCCCAACACTGCCGTTCCGGTGGCGCAAGAAGAAGTACAAGAGGAAGTAAAGGGCATCGGTTTTGCTAAAGATATCATAAAAGAGCGGATCAAAGAACGCAAGCTAAAAAGGCAGCAAATGAACGCCAATGTTGTAAAATATAAGGGAGCCTACTATAGGTTAGCAGCCACACACGAGAAGGATGTCCAGTGGTATAAGCGACAAGGGGACGCCGACGAAGACCTCGATTTAGCAAAAGAAACTATAAAAGATCGTATTAAAGAACGACAGCGAGGAGATATCCCTCAACGCACCCCTTTAGAGCTCGTTCCTAGACGTATTCTTACGAAAGAAGAGCTTTTATCAAAGAAAAAAGAGCTTTTAGAAAAACTAAAAGAGACGGACCCTGAAGCGTACGCGAGAGAGCAAACGGAAGAACGACTGACCGAGTTCGTCAGAGAACAAATGGCAAAGTCACGTGAGCATCGTAGGCTGTTGCCCACAAAAAAGATACTAAGACAACGCATGCAAGAACGCGAGCAGCAAATGAACGCCAATGTTGTAAAATATAAGGGAGCTTACTACCGCCCGGTCGAAGCTCTTCAACAGCACTTCGACCCAAGCAAACGTCTTCCTGTTGGGAACAACGTAGGCGACGCTGCGTCATCTGAGTTTCAGGTGATGCAGATCGACATGTGGCTCGAGGGTGCAGAGAAGGAATTCGACGCCTTGGTGGCCTCTCCTGGAATGGAGAAGTACGACGACAAGCGGAAGGCGATTGACGCCTACATCACCAAAGCACGGGCGGCGCTCAAGAACCTCAAGGCGTTGACGGGGCGCATGGGCGACAAAATCGAAAGTCAACAAGAAACCATTGCACGGTTTCAGAACGCTTTAAAGGAACTTCAAACGAAACGCGCCGCGAGTGTGCAGAGGACTAGTGAAAAAATGGCAACTCAAGAAAAAGCTCCAGAGATGGTGAAATACGCTGGGCACCTCTACGTGCTAGCGGAAGACGAAGAGAAGGAAGAAGAGAAGGAAGATAAAGAAGAGGAGCAAATGGAGGGGGAAGCTGGCGAGGAGATAGAATTGCTAGACGCCCTCAAGGGCCACTGGCAGACCATCCTCGACAAGCTTCCCGACGACCTTGAGGTGGACGAGGAGTTCGAGGCGGCGCTCAATGGCATCGATGAAGTCATCGCCGTGATGGATAAAATCCATGCAGAATACGCCGATGAGGCAGCTGGTGAAGAAGAAAGTTCAGAGGAAGAGCCTGAGGGTGAGTGACCCTTTGCCTGAGGAAGCTAGGTTAGCTACCCGGGAGCCTGCACTTCACGAACTGCTGAAAAAGCTCCCGCAACAACTACGTAGCGACCCGCACGTAAGGACACTTTTCGTGCGAGCTATCGTCTTAGCGATAGTACTTCCTCTTTCCGGTAAAGAGCTCCGGGTTCGTCCTGGGATGGGTTTGACCTACCAACGTTTGTTTGGTCAAGCTCTTGCCACCATTACAACGATGCTGCGTACGTATCGGGCGGACGTTCTTACAGAGACACGTCGGTTGCTCCGGGTAGGCGCGGAAGCTTACGTCAAGTCGACGTTGCAAGAGCTTAATGAGTTGTTCAAGGAGTATTGATGCCCGTACCTCCGACACACATCAGAGTTAACGGTCACCTTTACAAAAAGGCAATCGCTTTGGGCGACGACGGCAAGCAGGCTTTCGACACGCTCATCCAGGTTTGGCTTGGTGATGGCTACCGTGAGCTTTTCCAACAGAACTTCGCTCATCTGCCAACGGACGACCTGGCGATGAAAATGGCTGACAAATTCGGCGTGTACATCGGCGCTTTAGCGGAAGAAACCATTCCATGGGAACGCTACGCAAAACAAATCAAGGGTGAGAAGGAACAATAGAATGGCCAATCTACCTCAATACATCATGGTCAAAGGGCACAAGTACCGCTTGGCTGCCAAAAACACCGTCACGCCTGACGATGTCAAAGAAAGCATCTCTAAAGCTGCTGACAAAGCTGCTATTGAGAACATCATCGGCAACCTCGTGGTACACGCTGGGCACATCCAAGAATCCGCTCCGCACATTCTTGAAATGCTCGAGGGGCCCAAGTCCAAGGCGGACAAGGCTGTGGCGAATCTGAAGGCCCACTGTGACGTCATCCAAGAGTTTCTGGGGCAGCTGATGCCGACGTACAACAGGTACACGACGAAGCATACGTATAAGAAACGTAAGCCCAAAGAAGAAAAAGAATCTGCGGACGAGTAGCCACTCATGAACCGGGACGCCGACAACAAGGTTGAAGTTTCCAACGAGGAGGTCTTCGACCTTTTGCAGATAGGCCAGCAGGTGAACACCCCGCTTGGACCGGGGGTGGTCACCAAAATTGGTCTGCAGGCTGGCCGTTACGGCGACCGCGTGGAGCTCGAGCCCCCGGCGATCACCGTCAGGTTGGGCGAGCCCGAACCCGGTCAGCCCGATGAAGTGACTGTCTGCATGTGCAAGTTGGGACTTGACGACCCCAAGCATGAAGCACTCATCCGTAAAGAGTACGCACGTCTGTGGCCACCCATTGAGGAAAACGTGCCTGAGGATATTCACATGCTAATGGACGTGAACAAAAAAGAAGAGGATATGGGGAAGGTGCGGTCTCGCTTCGAAGAGCATACCCTTACCGCGCATCGCGTGGCCTCAGTAGCTCTACGGCATCGCCGCCAGCGCCGTATCTTCAGCGACTACGTTGAGCTCGCACTGCACTACGCAGAGCCTGCCATTGATGAGGTGAGCAAGATTGGCCCCGGTACCGTACTTACGGGCCTCGAGGATGCGGGGCTTGATGAAGCTGGTGTCGTCCTCAAATCCCTCAAGCTTAAAGGCAAAGACGGGGAGGATGCTGGGCAGGTCTACGTGCTGCTCTACAATCCCGACTCGGACACCACACGACAGCTAACACTACCCGAAGACTCGCAGTTCATGGGACACGACGGTGGGGATGCTACAGGGTTTACTCCCACCGTGTACGATCCCGCTGCCCTGGATAGCTCGGAGCTCCACCCGATTCGGCTGCTCCCCAATACCTATCTGCCCAAGAATCCTAACTATCCATCATCCATCACGGATACCGTTTGGCGTCCCACCGTTCGTCAGACCCCCATCCGCTTCTACCAGACCAAGAAAGAAGCTGGTGGTTTTCAGCGTCGGCCCGACTACCACGATCCCCAAGAGTGGCCTCCCACCAACACCGTCCATTATCCTACCAGGGATACGGTGAACCCACCGGACAAGTCGCGCAACAGAATGCGTGGGGAAGAGGCGTTTGACCCCAACGACCAGACGCCTGACATGGACGAGGACACCAACCAGAAGATGGAAGACCTCGCCATGAAGTTCTGGGGCGACTACCAGCACTATCGGGAGCAGAAGATTCCTGGGAAGGGTAACACGCTGGACGTATCCATCGAGGATTTCGCGGACGTCTTTCAGGGTCGTACCAAGACGGACGACGACGACATGCTGCAGCTGTTCAACTACTTCGTCCAAATCGGTATGATGGACGAGTCGCTGCTGCACAAGTATCTCATGCGCCAGGATGAGAAGTTCCGTCAGCTAAATACGCGCACTCACTACTAGGTGCCACTATGGCCAAGAAGCCATTCCCCACAAAACGTCTGTTGTACAAGGGAGCGTTCTACGATGTCGTAGATCTGCCGCCTACCCTTATGTACAAGGGGGCCTTCTACGACGCTGTACAGGTGTCTAAGTTCAGGTTTGGAGCGCTACCACCCAACAAAATAAAGGGCCTCGAGAAACTAGTCAAAAAATACGGTCCTGATGCTGCTGATGAGTTTACACCACCTGACCAGTCGGTACCTGATGAAGAGGCGAAAAAGGGTGAGGAGCAACGGTGGAAGTCCACACCAGAGAAGAAAGACAAGCCGGAAGGGGAAGGGCGGTTTCCGGGGGTAGACAAAGAAATACTTCTGGCTGCCCTGACGCCCTTCGCTGCAAATTTAGTAGACGAAGCCAAGTCGATGCTCAGTAAGTATGGGGTAGCAGTATCTGGGAAAATAAACTTTGATGCTGATGAAGCTGATGGTGTG